AAAATCTCAACCTATTGATTACAGACACAATTGGGACAATTCAACATTGTTTACTTCTTGGTTCTTTATTGAAATCGGAAGACAAGCAGACCACCACGATAGAGGGGAAACTCACTTCTGGGAACTTGATGATGTTGGCGCTCCTAATACAGGTGTTGGATATTTCACTCTATTTACAATTGCATTAATACCACCATTGTTTAGAAAGTTTATGAAGAAACATTTAGACAAATGGGATAGAGATTATGCAAGTAAAGAAGAACAAGAAATCGCAAAACAACTAGTCTAATATCGGTCCCCTAGTTTTTACTAGGGGATTATTAGGTCGTATAAATAGTAGTATGACTATTACAGATTCAATTAAGCGACAACCAACGCAACTTGACTATGCAAGTCCAACGCAATTCAAGTTTAGTATAAACAAACTTCCAAAGGTTGAATACTTTTGTACAGAAGTTAATATCCCTAGTTTGCAAATGAGTAATGCTACACAGGTTACTCCTTTGAGAGATATACCTTTACCTGGTACAAAACTTGACTTTGGTGATTTAGTACTTACATTTATGGTAGACGAAAAGTTAGAGAACTATGAAGAAGTATTTGGTTGGTTAAGAGGTCTTGGTTTTCCTGAAGACCACAACGATTATGGTGTATTAGTTAACGCAGGAAGAGATAGATTTCCTACTGCCGGCAAAGGTAACATTAATAAAAATGCTGGTAGAGAAGGTACAGCAGTACCTCAAGGACCTATATTATCAGACGCAACACTTACCATACTATCTGCAAAGAACAACCCAATCAAAGAAGTGAGATTTAAAGACATATTTCCTGTATCTATTACAGGTGTCAACTATAGTCAACAAGCAAGTGATGTACAATACTTGACTAGTAGTGTGTCATTTAAATATCAGACATATACTTTTGCTGAACCTGGCAAGGATCCAAAAGTAAACTTTACAGCATAGAAGCTTGACAAATTACTAGATTTAGTATATACTTTATATAAATCTAACAAACGGATACTAGATTATGACATTAGAAGAATTACAAGAATTAGCAGATAAAAAATTAAAAATCAATGATACTGAGCTTGATATTGAAGCTCTTAAAACACCACAATTACATAATGAATTTTTGAAACACTACAATAAGTTTAATCTTTTACTTACTAAAACAGAAAGTGAGTTAAGGATTATTAAATTACATAAGTGGGAATATTACACAGGGAAAGCAGACCCAGCAGTTTATCAAACTAAACCATTCAATTTAAAAATTCTAAAGCAAGATGTTGATAAGTACATTGAAGCAGATGAAGATTACATTAAGATTAAACAAAAAGTTGACTACTTAAAAACTATATGTGATTTTCTGGACAAAACAATCAAACAAATATCAAATCGTGGATTCCTAATCAAGGATGCTATTGAATGGCGTAAGTTTACTTCTGGCGCTATTTAATAGATGGTAGAAAATCGTTATATTATATTAGAAAAGAAAGACGAAGTATATCTTTCAATTGAAGCCGAGAGCGACATTCGTAGAGAACTATCGGAGTTTTTTACTTTTGAAGTACCTGGTTATAAGTTTATGCCTCAATATAGAAATAGATATTGGGACGGAAAGATAAGACTATTTAAGTATGCAAGTGGTGAGATATACTATGGTCTTTTACCTTATGTTAGAAAATTTTGTGAAGATAACAATATACAAGTTGTTTCTAAAATCAAAGAACAAAGTAAACCATTAGATAAGATAGAGTGTGCTAAATTTTGTAAAGCATTAAACATACCTTTAACTATTAGAGATTATCAATTCAATGCTTTCTATCACGCTATACAAGAAGATAGATGTTTATTACTATCGCCAACTGCTAGTGGTAAATCACTTATTGCATATCTAATATTGCGATTTCAACTATTACGATTGAAAGAAAAGAAAGCAAATAAGATATTGATTATTGTACCTACAACATCATTAGTAGAACAATTGTATAAAGACTTTGGCGACTATGGTTATAATACTAAACATATACATAGAATATATCAAGGACACGATAAAGATACTACAAAGAAAGTTATCATATCTACTTGGCAGTCTATTTACAAACTACCTAAAAAGTGGTTTGCACAATTTGGTTGTATACTTGGTGACGAAGCACATTTATTTAAATCCCAGTCCCTAACAAGTATAATGACAAAGATGACTAATTGTAAGTATAGAATAGGTATGACAGGTACACTTGATGGTAGTAAGACACATAAACTAGTATTAGAAGGTTTATTTGGTGCTGTAAATAGAGTTGCAAGTACAACTGATTTAATAGAAAAGAAACAACTAGCAGAATTTAAGATACATTGTTTAATACTTAAACACGGAAAGAATAGTAAAGACTTTTTAAAAGATAAGAACTACCAAGAAGAAATGGACTTCTTATGCGCTAGTAAGGCAAGAAATAAATATATAACGAACTTGACAAATGGTCTACAAGGTAATACTTTATTGTTATTTCAATATGTAGAGAAACACGGAAGAGTATTACAAGAACTTATAGAAAAGAAAGTAGAAGATGGTCGTAAAGTCTTCTTTGTATTTGGAGGAGTATCAGCAGATGATAGAGAACAAATTAGGGCAATTACTGAAAAGTCGGATAACGCAATTATTATCGCCAGTTATGGAACATTTTCCACTGGTATTAATATACGAAACTTACATAATATTATTTTTTCTAGTCCTAGTAAGAGTAGGATAAGAAATCTACAATCTATTGGTCGTGGTTTACGACTAGGAGATAACAAAGTAAATGCGACACTATACGATATATCAGATGATGTATCATATGGAGAAAAAGAAAATTACACATTGCAACACTTCCGAGAAAGAATAAATATATACAATGAAGAGAACTTTGATTATGAAATTCACAATGTGGAACTAAAGGAGTAAGTATGCCAGATAAAACAGACAGAAATCCTGACGGAACTACCTCAATCAAAATCGTAAAGATTATGAATGGCGCTGATATTGTATGCGTTATTCCTGCTACGGTAGACCAGCAAAAATCGCCGTTGCTGACATTAGACAAACCATTAGAAATAAAATATGTTCCACAAATTACTAACATTGGTGTTAAAGATTATATAGCACTAGTGAAGTGGGCAGCTTACACAAACGACCAACTGGTCACAATTCCCAAAGACAAGATATTGACGATTACTAACGCTAGTGAAGAAATGATTAAATCTTACAAGCAAGTGATACACGACTACACTAACCACGATAAAGTGATGAGACGAGAAGACAATCCGAGAACTGAAAGACTTATGGATAGAGAAATGATGAGACAAGATGAACTTGACGAATATGAAGAGATATTTGAGGCCTTTAATGATGTTAAAAAGAAAAGTACAATTCACTAAACGCTACTCTATAGACTCTATCTCTCAGCGGCAACACGCTGATAATAACATAGGAAATTTAATCTGTCAAGCGCCTATGCCAGAAACTGGAAATTTTCACAGGTGCTTGACCTTTGAAACAAAATATAGTATAGTGAGAACATAATGACAACTACAGAAACAAAAAAGAAAAGAGTACGAATCCCTGCCAAAAAAGAGCACTATGTAAATAACAAAGAGTTTCTTCAGGCGATGATTGAGTACAAAGAGAAATGCAAAAAAGCAGAAGCGAGAGGACGAAAGAATCCTCCGGTTACGAATTACATAGGTGAATGTTTTTTAAAGATTGCAAACCATTTATCATACAGACCTAACTTTATTAATTATACATTTAGAGACGATATGATTTCTGATGGTATAGAGAATTGTTTACAATATCTAGGTAACTTTAATCCAGAAAAATCAAACAATCCTTTTGCCTATTTTACACAAATTATCTATTATGCGTTTGTTAGAAGAATACAGAAAGAGAAAAAACAAACAACAATCAAACACAAACTTATTCAGGATGCCAACTATGATGATATGACATTGCAACCTGGAGACGATAGAGATTTTAAAAATCAGTTTACAGAATTCTTACAAAAGAACTTACCTGTACAAGAACCAACAAGTGAACCAGCACCCACGAAACCAAAAGGTGCAAAACTAAAGAGAACTAGAAAAGCAAAGATTAATTTAGAGAACTTTTAATTATGAAGATAGCGTTATTGAATGATACTCACTTCGGTGCGAGAAGTGATAGTCCTGCATTTATCAAATATTTTAACCGGTTTTATGACGAGATATTTTTCCCATACCTAGAAGAACACAAGATAACAACACTTATTCATTTAGGTGATGTTGTTGATAGAAGAAAGTTTATTAACTTTAATACAGCACATAACTTTCAAAATAAATTCTGGAAAAGACTATGGGATATGAAAATAGATACTCATATTATACTTGGCAACCACGATACTTATTATAAGAATACAAACTCTATTAATAGTATGCAACAATTGATTACTACTTTTGATGGTATCAATGAACCATTTATATATGAGAAACCAAAGACGGTTGAGTTTGATGGTCTACCTATACTATTCGTTCCTTGGATATGTCCAGAGAATGAAGAAGAAAGTCTATACGAAATAGAAAATTCACAAGCACAAATTTGTATGGGTCACCTTGAAGTTAAAGGTTTTGAAATGCACAAAGGACACTTCCAAGAACACGGACTAGAGATAGACTTATTTAAAAGATTTGACAAAGTATTATCTGGTCACTATCATAGAAAATCAGATAATGGTACTATCTACTATCTAGGTACACAATACGAAATTACTTGGTCAGATTATCAATGCCCTAAAGGTTTTCATATATTTGATACAGATACTAGAGAACTTACAAGAGTGCCTAATCCTATTAATATGTTTAAGAAGATAACATATAACGATAAGAAAAATAACTATGCAAATATGGATATATCTGAATACGAAGATTGTTTTGTAAAAGTTATAGTAGAAGAAAAACAAGATGTAAATATGTTTGGTGAGTTTATAGACAGATTACATAATGAGATACATACACACGAAGTTAATGTTATAGAAGATAGTTATAATATCAATTCTACTGCCGATATTAATATTGTAGACCAAGGTGAAGATACTTTGACCTTCTTACAAAATTATATTAATAGTTTAGATACTGAACTAGATAAGCACAAGATGAATTCAATAGTTAAAGACTTATATAATGAGGTGCAAGATAAGTGATAATTTTTCATAATATAACCTGGAAGAATTTTCTTTCAACAGGCAATACACCAATCAGCGTAAATTTAAGAGAAGCACCTACGACATTAATCATAGGTAGTAATGGGTCAGGTAAATCAACTTTACTAGACGCATTGTGTTTTGCTCTCTTCAATAAACCTTTTAGAATTATTAAGAAAGACCAGATGGTAAATACTATCAACAATGCTGATACACTTGTTGAAGTTTATTTTAGTATAGGTCCTAAAAAGTATAAAGTACGAAGAGGTATTAAACCTAACATATTTGAAATATACCAAGACGGCATTTTATTAAATCAGGATGCCTCTTCTATAGATTATCAAAAGTACCTAGAACAAAATATAATGAAACTAAATTACAGGTCATTTTGTCAAGTTGTAATTTTAGGTTCTTCTTCATATGAACCATTTATGAAGATGAGAGCAAGTTATAGGCGTGATGTTATTGAAGAGATACTTGATATTAAAGTATTTGCAAGTATGAACTTATTATTAAGAAGTAAACAACAAGACTTAACAAAAGAGATTACTACATTAAGACACCAAGTAGACTTGATTGAAAACAAAGTTGACTTACAAGAGAAACATTATAATGAATTACAAGGTAGAGATACAGACGCTATATCTAAAAAGAAAGAAGACATAGAGAAAGCACAAGAACATAAAAGAGATTATATGTTGCGTATCAGTAGTCTTAATGAAGAGATTACAAAGAACAAACTAAAACTAGAAGGCACAGAAGAAACTAAAAGTAAATTTCTTCAATTACAGAAACTAGAAAGTAAGATTGATACAAACTTAAAGACACATAAAAAGGCACTTAAATTCTTTGAAGAGAATACTAATTGTCCTGTTTGTACACAAGAACTTGAACCTGGTTTCAAACAAGAGAAAGTAAACGAAGAGAAGGCTGCTGTAGATAAGTTAAACGAAGGTTATAAAAAACTATTAACTGAAATTACTAATACAGAAGAGAAGATATTAAATATAGACAAAGTATCTGAAACTATTAGAAGTATAGAAACTAATGTTGCAAAATTAAACACAAGTGTTGATGAACTTAAAAGACATAGTGATAGAATACAAAACGAGATTGACTTGTTATCTGTAGAGGATGCTTCAGGCCTAAATATAAAAGAAGAGATTGTTAGACTAAAACAAGAGTTAGTCAAAACAAAAGAAGATAGAGACAAAGTTATTGATGAGAAAAAATATGTTGATGTATTAAGACAGATTGTAGACGATAGTGGTGCTAGAGCACAGATTATTAAGAAGTATATACCAGTTATGAATACACTTATTAATCAGTATCTACAATCAATGGACTTCTTTATATCTTTCCATTTAGATGAAGAGTTTAAAGAAACGGTTAAGAGTAGACATATGGATTCTTTTAACTACAATAATTTTAGTGAAGGTGAAAAGATGAGAATAGACTTGTCATTACTATTCACTTGGAGAAGTATTGCGAAGATGAAGAACTCCGTCAATACTAACTTATTAATACTTGATGAGATATTTGATAGTAGTTTAGATGGTCAAGGAACAGATGATTTCTTTAAGATTATCAAAACACTTACAAAAGAAAATATCTTTATCATATCGCATAAAGGAGATATAATGTTTGACAAGTTTACAAATATAATTAAATTTGAGAAATACCAAAACTTTACGAGGTTAGAAAATGTCTAAAGATTTAAAAGATAATCCTACTACTGCTGTTCATACAGGCGACAGACAAAGAATGACGGTTGCTGAAGAAGAAAAATTTAAAGATGATATAATGAAACAAGCAGAAGAACAGATTAAAGCAGGTGATGTTGAAATTGCAAAAGAAGGTGAGTGGGTTGACCACGCCAACATCAAAGAAAAACTAGAAAAGATGAGAGACGAAGATAAGGCAAAAGAAGGTGTCGTAGAGGATATGACAGATAAGAATAAGTCTGTTGAAATCAGAAAAGGCATTGACCCTAAATCGTTTCAGTACGAATTATTACCACCACAGGATCCTAGAGTTAGACAACCTGTAGCACCTTTCAAAGATGAAATGCTAGAAGAGTATGGTCTAAAAAGTAGACAAGAACTTGTTGATGGTATGTTTGCTCTTATGCACAAATATGGTGGTATCGGTTTGAGTGCGATACAAATAGGTTTACCATTTAATATGTTTGTTGCAGGAGACCACGAATCAATAGAAAAGGGGTT